GTCTGCAGGCTACAGGGGTAATGAAGCATCTTTCGCCGAATTGCCTGAGTACTACGAAGAGTACATGACTGAGGCTGAATACGAACAGTATCGAGACAACGTACTTGGAATGGGGGATAATACCATCCTCGGTAAATCAGTGGGCGCCGAGCTTTCTGCAAAAGAGAAACAAACACAACAGCAATTTGGATCACTGACAAACGATACGCTTAAAAAGTCTGCCGACGAACTTGTTAAAGCAAAAGCAAGAGAAAGGGACTTTGATTTTTACAAGGGACTGGAAGGTTTCAATGAGGTAATGACCATCAATGAAACGATTACCAATTCTTTGTTAGGTGACAGTGGTATTGGCGGCATCCTTGGCTTTGTAACTAATCCTGAAAGAGCAAAGGAAAGTCTTGAGGAAAGCTTGTCTAAAGCGACAGGCGTTCCAACATTTAACGGTGTCAGTTACAACTGGCAGAAGTGGTTTGATGAACAGCTTGCTGGTAACTACGAACAAGGCATTACAGTTCAGGATCCTTTGGATCCAAATAAAACTTATGTTCTTAATGGTGAATTCGCCAAGCGCTATATCGACGAGTACCTTAAACCTCGCTTCGATAGCTCCAAGTCAATGAGTGAATTTATAAGCACAATTGACTTACAACAAGCAGATCAAAACGTCTTTGATATTCAAAAAACTCTTTCCAAGTTAGAAGACATTGCAGCTTTAAGAGCTCAAGCCTATTTGGATGGTGTTTATAACACGAGTCCTTTAAATTTCAATTCAGACTTCTACATGAATCCGACCGGCAACTTCACGCCGGATGATCCCAAGGTTGCAAAGTATCAAGAACAAACATCTCAAGTCTCTAGCGATTGGGAAACTGCAAGACGTAACGGAAACACCACAGTACCAGGTACGACCTGGACCTGGAATCAATGGGCTTATCACTATGGTTTGGATCTAAACGATCGAAACCAATTCGCAAAATTACATTACCAGGTTCTTGGCGCCGCCAAGGGATACGATCCTGCTCGTGATGTCATTACGTTAAAGGACGCAACGGACTACATCAATACAAAAATCTTGCCTGAAATTGCAGCAAAAGATATTGATTTGGCGGATGTTCAGTTTCTGCAGTTCGTAACGCCAGAGGAGTTTGCTGACAGCGTCATCGAAGGTGTTAGCCCTGATGTTAACAGGGAAGAATGGGATAAGTTGCTTGGCAGCCTGGGGCTTGCGGGCAGCGATATGGGCGTTACTGAAATCAAGAATTACATCAGCGATCAATTCCGGACGGGCAATGCAATCAAAATTCGAGAAGCGATTAAATACATGAACGAGAAAGGTAAGACTCCAAGCCAAAAAGATTTAGGTGTTGATTACATTCAAAGGAAAGAAGATGCAGCCCCCTCTACTTCGCCTTACGCAACAAGTCTTTATAAGGCATTTAAAAATGCTGGTTACCAGGGGAGTGAAGATGACTTCTATGGCAAGTTTATGACTGACGTAAGCAAAGAAGAAATGCAACTAATGGAACAAGGTGCTTCCCAAAAAGGTCTTCAGCTTGGCGGTAATTTTGCGGGGCTAACAAGTGACGATCCATTCACGGCGCTTGGTTCGCTATCTGGTTTGTTTGGCTCAACAGACGAAACAGCTACCGACAAGGAAAAAGCAACATCCAGTTATTTTAAACTGTTAGATGACGAAGACAAAGAAGATTACAAATCCAAGTCTGGCGAACGGATTCTGGGTGAGTTTACTTCCCTCTTTAAAGGGTTCACTTGATGGCTGAACAACGCAAGAAAGCTGCAAAGGCAGCGAAGATCGCGAAGGATAAGATGGCTTGCAATAAGCCACAAAAGACCCCTGGCCATCCGACCAAGAGTCATGTGGTCAAGGCTTGCGAGGGAGGAGAAGAGAAGATCATTCGCTTCGGCCAACAAGGTGTAGAAGGCGCTGGTAAGAACCCAACAACAGCTAAGGACAAAGCACGTAAGAAGTCTTATTACGCCCGTCATAACGCCCAGGATTCAAATCCTGACAAAATGTCAGCACGTTACTGGAGTCACAAAACAAAGTGGTGATTTATTTGCTAAGCTGCGTGGGCTGATTCCTTACCGGCATGGCAAAACCCAAATCCAGCACACTGCAAATTGAATCAAAGCCTAAAAAGACACGGCAAGGACGCTCTAAGCGTACCAAGTTAAAGCCCGGCCAGAAACGTTACCGTGGTCAAGGTACATAAATTTTATGTATGATTGGGGGTAATAATAGTTACCCCCATGTCGGATCTTTCGCGTGCGATTAACCTGATTCGTAAACACGAAGGGTTTAACGAAAAGGCATACCCCGATCCGACAACAGGAGAAGAGCCGTACACCATCGGGTTTGGTACTCAGTTCTATCCCGATGGCTCCCCTGTCAAACGTGGTCAGTGCTGTAGTAAAGAAAAAGCACTGGAGTACTTATTCCACGAGACTTCTGTTATCGACACCCAGCTACTAAAGCTAAACCTGGGACTTGATGACAGCATGCGTCAGGCACTTATTTCCTTCATCCATTCAATTGGATGGGAGCCCTTCCTCTACAGCAGTGTGATTGACTGCATTGAACGGGAAGACTTCTGTGAGGCGACCAAGGAGATTGGTCAGTGGATCTTTGATGAAAACCATTCTGTCGTCGGCACTCTTGTTGATAGACGCCGGGAAGAGATCAACCTGTTCCTTGCTGAAGTTGATGCCAACCCCTGGTCCTCAACAGAAATCCTGCTTACGGCGTTCCGTAATTACAGCGCAGCCCCACACCAGGTAAGAGCAATCCGGTCGCTGGAAGAACACATCAACCCTTACGTCCTTTCCAAGTTTGCAAACGACTTTGATATCGACGAAGATCCTTGGTGCAACTTTGCTTCAGAAGAGCTGGATCTGCTGTTTAACAGCTAGCATTAGAATAACTGCTATGAGTCAATGCAAAGTGGCATGGAGCGATCAGTAGAACCACGGGAGTTTGAGCTACCTCTGGAGCTGCAATTTGCGATGCGTAAAGCTGAGCTCCAAGCCCAAGAGATGACGTGGGAAGAACTCTATTCCGCTCTCTTGAATCTCTATCACCAACGACTGATGGAGTGGCATGCCATCAAAGACATCATGGCGGGTGAGAACATTGACATCGATGTGGACTGGCCCACGGATGTGGAACTAGCAGAACTCGCCGCCGCTTGTATCTTTAGCGACGACGAGGACGATGAAGACGACGAGCTTCAGCCGTTCTGAGCTTCGTCAAACTGCACTAAACGGTCCAGGTACCACTGGGCCTTTTTTAATGAAGTCACACCACCTTTAAGGCGTTCACGCCACAAGTACTTGGCGATGTTGCCCTTGATGTAACCGCGATACTCCTCTGGAGTTAACTGAGCTTCGATCGCTTCAATGCACTCAATACCGCCGTCTGTGTAATGAGACGGATGATTAACTACATCCTCTTGGATCACAGGAGGCTCTTCTTTCGTCGCCCAGGGTACGGGACAAACACCACCTGGGCAATCACTAATTTCGTCTACCGGGTTAAACCACGTCTTTTCGCTGAAAGCATCTTCTCGCTCTCGTCCGGCTCTTCCAGTTCCAAGACTAAAGAGTGGGGCTTCGGTGATGCTCCCATCGCCAATCCCTCCTCCATCGACGGAATCAAGCCCGTCACTCCAGGGCGCCTCATCCCCTCGATGTTTAACGGATTCCTTTCCAGCCCTTGTTCGCATACAACTAAGCCCCTGTTGTACATGTCATATAAGGGTACATCATTTTCTTCGTTTGCGAGAGATGTACCGAAGTCTCCTTCGTCAAGACAACGAGACATTACCTCATCCTGAACGAACGCATCAAGGAAAGAAGCTGCGTGGTTCATTGTATTTAATCGTTGATTCAGTCCTTTTACAATGATACTATGGCAAGATTCTATAACCCACGGGAAGGTCAGGAGCGTCGTCCGGTTGACTTCGGATACGACCCTCGCCAAGATGCTGGTACCTCAGGGGCAGAGATTACTGACCTGAATCCAGAACAGGCGTATGACACCGATTTACGCCGTCTGTCAGAAGAAGAGCGCTTCCCCGCTGAATCTTTAAACGACGATCAAGGACGCGTTGCCAAGTTCATGCGTGCAGCAAGGTCTGCTGGTGCATACAAACTACGCTCATCCATTGACGAACCAATGATTCGCGGCCGCACACCAAGAGTGCCGGCATCGATCCAAGGTACCGCTCTACCGACGACTGGTGATTCAGGCGGCAGAAGCGGCTCCATTTCTTACGCAGATAAACCAAAGCCAAGGTCTGGAATGTCCTACAGCTGGCTTGATTCTTTCTCCTAATTAAACTTGGGAAAAAACGACACGATCTGGTTGTCCCTGATACTTACCCTTGCGATCTTGGTAGGTTACATGGCAGGGGTTCCCTCGATAGAAAAGCAATTGTGTGATGCCTTCATTAGCGTAAATGCGATTGAAGAGGCCCGTGCAATTACTAATTTCGAGTGTTAGGTAACCCTCCCATCCACTCTCAGCAGGAGTGATGTTCACAAGGATGCCAGAGCGTGCATACGTGGACTTACCCACTGCTACGACGGTCACATCACGAGGCAGTTTAAGCCGCTCCTGGGCCACACCCAGACAGTATCCGTAAGGCGGCAGTAGAAAATATTGGCCACGCTCATCTTCCAGTAACTCGGAAGGCTTCAGGATTTCAGGATCGAAATTCTTTGGGTCACAATCACCTTCTGAAATGCGTCCAAAAATAAGACACTGCTCAGGGGAAAGACGGATGTCATACCCATAAGAGCTAAGGCCGTAACTCAAGAGCTTACGTTCCCCTTCTTTGCTGACCAGATGGTCAACAAAAGGAGCAATCATTTCCTCTTTTTCCGCAAGCTGCTTGATTTCCCAATCGGCCAGAACGCTCATGGTCCCTGTCATTCGATCCTTAGTATACAGAAATCACGCCAGAATATGCCCGCGTTCTGAATAGATGTCAATAAAGCGCTCTACTGCTTCATCCGACGAATCAGTGGGTGGCAAGTAGACAACTATGGAAGTGCACGTCCTGTGCTGCTTAATTCCTTGACTGTTATGACGTAGCAGCCTAGGAGCTGTACGAAGAATGCATAAAGGAAAGCTAAAGATCTTGGGCTCGTACCGGATCATGTCCGGACAGTTGGTAAAGTAGACGGCTTGCTTGATTTCTTTCGCAAGCCAAGACCTATACAACTTCCTAAACCAGACTGCGTGAGAGGACGTAAGGGACGGAGAGGATGCCCTTGTCATCTTCCACCGTTCATTCTTGATGTCCCAGAAGTATGCACCCGCTGGAGGGACCAAAT